ATCACGCACATGCCGCCATCCAATGGCTTGAACACGCCCATGGTGATGCAGCCTGTCGGGTCGTTGTGTGTCTTGTCGGACGTGGCGCAGTCGTAAGACTGAATGATGTACTCGAACTTGGGGAAGGCGCGGCCATTGGGCCACAGCTTGAACCAATCGCGCTTGACGATACCGCCCTCTTCAGGGTCGATGATCTCGGCGTAAATCTCTTGGCGTCCCAGCTTTGTGCCCTCGTACTGAAGAATCTGCTTCTGGAACGATGCAGCCAAGTTGGCCACGTTCACATAGGTGGACGCCTTGGTCACCACCACGTCGTCGCCTTCGCGGTCGATCAGGTCCATCACCAGCGGCTTGGGCTTTGGCGTGGTGGACGCGATGATCTTTGTCTTGGAGCCCAGACGCACGGCAAACATGATCATGTCCCACGCTTCTTGCAGGTAGTCCCATGCAGCCAGCTCGTCCAGCCATGCTCCGTGCCATTGGCCACCACGGAAACGCTCAGGCTCACTGGCCGAAATGCCCTTGATGAACGAGCCATTGATCAGCTTGATCTCGTGCAGGCTCTTGTTGTAGTCGGCGATCAGGGCGGGTGGGATCACGGATATGAGGCCAGAGTCACCCTCAAAGCACGTGCCACGCACGTCGCCTGACGTGGGGGCGGACACCAGCCAGCGGGTGTTGGGCTGCTCCCATGCCCACATGGCCAGCGTCTCGGCGGCTGCACGGGTCTTACCGGCTCCACGGCCAGCCAGCATGAGCCAGATGTTCCACCAGTCGCCCACGGGCTCGATCTGGTGCTTGTGGGCCTGCTTCATCCACTTGAGCTGCCACGTCACCGCAGTCTGCTGCAAGGGGTTCAGCTTGGCGAACTCTTCAGCAAGGTACTCTTCATCCTGAAGGATGACATCAGCGACGCTCATGCGATCCTTACTGCGTCAGGAAAGTATTCTTTTTGGAGTTGGTCGGGCGTCTTTCCGTCCAACGGATATTTGGCATTCAACCCCTTATTGCCGCCGCACCATGTGCAGTTGTCCACCTCTTCAGCAGGGACTGGGCCTGCCTTGAGTGGATTCACGCCATTGCACCAGACATGATGAGTCTTTAGTTCGCCCATGGTCACTCCCCAGTCTGGCGTTGCAGCTTGATGGCCTTCAGCAGCTCACCGAACACGTTCATGTTGTTCTCAAGCACCAATGGGCTCTCGTCGTCACCAGCATGGGTCACACGGTCACCGTACTTCTTGGGGCGCAGCTTGGCCGCAGTCCACTTGCGTGCCTCAATCCGTTGCTTCTGGTACGCCACGTAGCCTGAGTCGATCTTGATGTCGACCACGTTGCCGTCTTTGTCGCGGATGTGGTTAACCTCTGGATCTTCGTCAGCAATGGCGATGATTTCGTCAGCGTGAGTGTCAGCCTGCTCTTCCCGCGCACGTGCGTATTGGTCCTGAAACGCTTTGTCACGGTTCAACCACACATACACAGTTTGTTGGGCTGGCATGCCGTCATCCCTACAGATTGATCTTAGGCTCTCCCCTCCAGCCAGTCTATTGCATATCTCGTCTGCTAGGTCTTGGGAGTATTTGGATGGTCGTCCAATTTGTTTTTTTGGCGCGGCGTCTTGGGTTTCAGCGGCCTTGGTCTTCTTCTCGGTCATTTTTCAGTCCTTTCACACATATCTCAGTGCATTGTGGCTGATAGTTTAACTGGTTGTTTGGTTTACCTCAATCCACGTAGAGCATGCTCATTTGGCGGACTCGTGCCATGGTATGGACTTCCTCGTTGTCCTCCCTATTTGTCCATGCGCCGTAGCAAAGCATTACGCCCTCTCTTATGCCGCGCAGCCTTTCAACCCCACTGACGTAGGTCCATTCGTTTGTGCCCAGCTTCATTTGCTTGGCGAGATGTTTGGCTTGCTCGTGCGTGCCTGCGTAGATGTAGAACCTCATTGCACGGGCACCTCTTTGATGTGGTTTGACGCCCATATGAGGGATTCTGCCAAGTCCCTGAACTCGCTTGGGCTCACGGCCTCAAAGTCTAGGCAGCCACCCACGTGGGATATCTTCACCAATCCAAAGCCATGGATCAGCGCGTTGGTGATGGCTTCGTCGTATACGGCGGCCATCACTCTTATGTTGTGTTCGTCAGGGCTTTTTGCCATTGTCGAGCTCCTGTATCGCACGCTTGAGGTAGATGGCTTGGTCCAATGCCTCTTCGTATGCGTGTTGCAGCCATTGGCGCAGCTCCAAAGGGTTTGCGCACACCGTGGTGCCGTACTTGTTGATGCCGAGCTGTTGACGCTTGGCGATGTCCTCGCATACGTATGCCTCTGTGCCAGTGGCAGAGCTTGCAGTGATGCCAATGTTGTGCTTAATGTGCTTTTCATGGGGAAACGTCTTGGGATCGTCGTGCTCCATCCATTTGCCGCGCTGCATCTCTTGGAAGTCGTTCATATTCATGTTGGGTGGAATGGCCATGTCTTACTCCTTTATGCCGTGGGCGGCTTCGGCGTACCGAACACCCGCGTTGTAATCCCAAAAGTTTTCTGGTTTTCCACAAAACTGAGTTCTGATTTGCTCTTCCGTCAGCGGCTTCTGTGCTGGCTGTGGTGTGGTGTAAAGTTTTGCGTCAATAAGATTTGCAATTGCAGACTCACCATCACGCCACTCAATGTAAATTTGACCAGACGAGTTTCGTTTAACCTCTGCAACAGGCTCACCCTGCTCTTGCTTTGGTTGTGGTGTACATAGTGAATCAAGTGCAGCGGAATATTCCGCATAGTCGTCATCACCTAAGTTATTCCGCAGAAAGCGGTCAATCATGTCGTAACTCATGTCTTACTCCTTTATGCCGTGGGCGGCTTCTGCATCCATGCAAAACATCTCAAGCAATTCATACAGCTCTACGCATCTGTTTTGCCATGCGATGGCGTTGTCTAAGGCTTTTAAAAATAACTCACGGTCTGTCATGCCTTACTCCACGCTCATGCCCATGACGCGCTGTTCCATGATCTTGTTGGCGCGGCGCAGCTTGATGTTCTCTTCCTTGAGGCGATCAATCTCCGTGCGCATGCTCATCATGCGGCTGGATGCCTGATCAATCCACTCCTTGACCTCCATAGGCATGCGGAACTCTTCCGCCTTCTTTGCCGTGGCCACCACTTTGGATTGGACCAAGACTTTCTTGGCCGGTGTCTTCTTTGCTGCGGGTTTCTTTGCGGTCACCATGGTGAGTCCTCTTCGTTTGCTGGGTTGAATGTTGGGATGGGTGCGTTGCGTTTGGGCGCAGGCAGGGGGTGCTGGGGGAATGGCCAAGTGTGCATGATCAGTCCTTGATGACAAGCATGAACAGCAGGATTAGCAGCGCCCACATGAACTCGTTGGAGGTTAGTTCGTAGAGTGTCATTTGGCCTCCACGATGCGAATGAGGGCTGCGATCATGTCCTTGGCCTGCTCGTTGGTGATAACCAAACGGGTGTTGCCACCACGGACGTTGGCATTGAGCCAAACTTCGTCGTCGCTGTACTTGTCGACAAAAATGTAGCTGTCGCGGTCCACGCCAAGGATGCGGGTTTGAAGGTCTTCTGCTGTCATGGTGCTCCCCTTACGCAACGTGGATAAATTGAACATGGCTGCGCAAGAAGTCAACCGCTTGGCTGTACTGCTGGTCCAGCATCTCACGGGCAACGAAGCCACCCAAAATCATGTTGTATGCCTCGCGCTTGGCCATCTGATATTCGTAGTCACGGTCACCTTGACGAAAATTGCGCCACTGGTTGTTCAAGGCATTGGCCTCAATATCCGCCTGCAAACTTCCTTCCACATAGCTGTAATGTGCAATGAAGCCTTGCAGGTCATAGTGGGCAATGAAGCCACAGGCTTGACTCAGGAAGTTGTAGCCAGTCTTGTTGAGCTTGGTGATGTCCTTGCAAGCTGCCAACACGTTCTTGGCGATCAATTGCTTTTGGCGGGTGGTCAATGGTGTCATGGTGTTCTCCTAAACCTGCTTCATTGCAGTGGAGTTAGTATAACAAGAAATTAGAGTATTAGACGCCTTTGGGAATTATTTTTGGAATATTTTTGCTAGATGGCAGTGCGGTGCCCCAATTCTTGTTTGTCTGTCGCTTTTTAGCCACAACCTCAGTCATGATCTGCGAGTGCGTCTTCTTGGGCATGCCTGCCTTGGAATAGATGTGGAACTCGGTCACGCTGGTGCTGACGGTCTTAGGTAGGTAGCGGTGCATGTGTGCTGGCACGGTTACCGACGTCACCTTATCTGAGATGCCAAACAAAGTGCCGTGGCTGGGCTTTGTCTTGCGGGTCTTGTCCACGTACTGCGTGAGCATTTGGCCGTTCTTTACTTGACGTGAGTCAATGCGCAGCTCAGTCAAAAAGTGTGGCATGTACGTCTTGACGTAGTCGGGATGGAACGCGTTGATTGTTTCTTGTGTCATTTGTTCATTTCTTCAATTAGTGCGCCGCACAGTTCTCGTGCAGCTTCGTTCCCGCCTTTGACGGTGATGATGACCTTCTCACCATCGACGCGAACGCCTTTGATGATCTCTTGCCATTTCTTTTCTTTGTAGCCCACCTCCCGATACGGGACTGTCAGGCCAATGGGTCTACGCATTGCCGTTCCCTTTGTTCACGTTTTCATCTAGCCATGCCTGTACTTCACCGCCTGACCACATCTTGCGTAGCATCGTGGGGAACACCACCTTCGGACGCTGTGTTGGTTGCGGTGTGGTGTAAAGAGGTTGATACATCCAATACCAAAGAGGGTCAATGTTGTCCCAATCTTTTGCGCTCACAATCACATCATGGTTCTCTTTGTCCATCCACGCCACAGGCTCACCCAAATGCTCGCTATCGCTACGCTGCTCTTGCAAGCGTTGCAGCTTCCCATCTTCAACACCTTGTGCGTAAGACGTTCTTTGGACACATTCAAATGCGCCCTCGCCACTTTCTTTGCTCCAGCCACAGCGCTTTGCAAAGTCTTCAACGTGCGCCAATAAACGCTCCGCATAAGAAGGCTCACCCTGCTCTTGTTCCACAGCATCCCAGTCAAACTCGTCTACGGCTTTTTGCAGATACTCAAGCCATGCTTTGCGTGTCATTGCTTTACTCATGACTTCACCCCGCACACCTTTTCCATATAGGCCAAGTACACCTGATCTGCCGTCTTGAACAAGCGCTCGTCGTCACCCAGCATGTACGTGCTGCTCGGCTCACCAAAGCCGCCGTGCTTCTTCACTGGCGTGATAACGATCTTGCTCACGCTTACCGTTGGCGCGTGGCGGTGAAGGTAATGTTCTTTCTCCGCGCTGATGTGCATCACCAACTGCATTGGTTGAGCGCAAAACTCTTCGAACGTCAGCTCTTTATTCATATCAACCTCCGGGCATGTCGGGTGTGCAGTTCATGGGGTGGCGTGGGGCCGAGTCAAAATTCGTCGAGCCGTCGTATTGCGTTACCCAAATGATGCGTTCGTTTGTCCACACGTAGGTTGCGTAGCACTCTGGCGAACCGAAGCCGCCAAAGAACGTCCAACCATCCATCAAAGGTTTAGCTTGCTCAAGCGTGAGCAACACACCGCGCTTATCTTGTGGGATTGGGTTGAGGCAGTCCTCTTCACCGAAGTCGCTCCATCCGTAAGCGCCGAACACGATGCCTTCAACGGTCTCGCCTTCTTTAAGTTCGCCCATCAAGTCGTTGTATGCGTTCATGACTTCATGCTCCGAACGAATGCAGTAAAACTGTGGACGGTGTCGACACCAAAGGCAAAGGTGAAGCGCTCCATCTCGGTTGCCACCTCTTCCAACACATCATTGCGGCTGGGTGTGTGACGGATCACGTCTGTGAGGTCTTCAATGAGCTTGTAAGGGCTCAACGTGCCATCGGTCACGCCGGTGGCCACTTCTTTTTGTTGGTCTGCGAAGTCTTGCATCATGGCCTCCAAAAGCTGACGTCTAAAGCGATTACGAACAGTGCCACAGCCATCACGGCGTACAGCAACTTGTTGAATGAAGAGATGTTGTCTGGATCAATCATTGGCGTTGGCTCGGTATGCGGTCAAGGATCGACTCAGAGGCGTCTTCCAGCAGCCTCTTTGTCGCTGGGTCAGTCTGCCCTTCAGCCAGCTTGTAAATCAGCTCTGCGCACGCCTGACGTTCAATAAACAGGGCTTGTTTGGTGGTCTGGATGGCCACGGTCATGATCTCTGCCTTGGCCATGGCCAGCGAGGCGTCAAACTCTTGTTGCGTGTAAAACTTCACCACGTCACCTTGGCCAAGCAATTGGCGCTGAAGTTGGCTGAGTTCGGGTTGTTGGCGTTCGTGCATTACGGGTTTCATGATCAGTCCTTTGAAATTGGGATACAAACATATTTCTCTTGCGACAACATTCCCTTTTGTTCGGGGATGTTGCGCACGCATTCTTTGCGTGTGTCATAGGGGATGGCGTATTGAGCCACGCAGCTCTTTGTGCAAAGCATGTACACCAGTGCCCATGTGGCCGTCATGCTGCACTCCCTGTTGCTTTGTTGATGGCGTCTTGGGCCATTTGAAATGCGTGATCTAACTGCTCCCCATGAGCAACCATGACGTACTGCAAAGCCTCCAACAGATCTGGCGCTGCGGCGATCAATCGTGCGTCATGTTGCTTGGGGTCTTCCCAAACAGTGCAGACTTCCAAGCCGTTATGATTTTCAATAACCATGTCAACTCCTTGGATGTTGCCAATCATCCATGGCCCCGGCGTGTGCTTGCTCATACAGATGCCTCTTCGGTTGTTGCCTTGGCCACGTATGCGGTCAGGCGCTTGATGCGGTCTGAGTGGTAGTCGACCATGCGCTTTGAGTAGTCCAAGGCTGTTTGCATGGCCAACAGTTGTCGCTTTGCGTCCTCCAACTCGATGACAGCCAACTCGTCGGCTGACGGTGTCTTGAAAATTGATTGCATGAAGTTTTTAAGTTTTTGAAGGTAATTCATCATTCTGCCCCTTTTACTAAAGCCAAGACTTTTGGATCTGCGTTGTTTAAGAATTGCGCCGCGTAGGCTTGTCGTGCGTTCACTCGATAAGAAGCGGACAACATGGACTCAATTTCTTTGTTGCGTGCGTTGTTTGCACGCCAGCCTTCAACGTCAATCTTGCCAACGATCCATTTGAATTTGATATCGCTATTTGGCTCAATTTCAAACGAGTCATGCACACAAGCAACAACGGCCACTTTCCACTCTTCATGCGCTCCAACTGGAACGACAACATTGTCACCTTCCTCGACGTCAAAGTGCGTGACATATGTGTAAAGAACGCTGCGTGTGCCGTCTGTCTTCTCGAAATAAATAGAAACTGTTTTTGCGTCTTCACGCAAGATGGCTGCGATGTTTTTGTCCATGGTGTTCTCCTTACTTTTTGGGCCAACCGAGCTTTGACAGGTCGGCAACTACGTTTGACAGTGCTGGCAAATTTGCTACAGGCTTCTCGACTGTTGGGAAATACTTCTTGAACTCAGGCAGTCGGTCGTTCAGTTGTTTCATGGTGGTGCATGACTCAATGGCGTTCTTTAGATTGCGCTCGGTCTGGGCACGTGTTTCCTCTTCCTGCTTATATTTTTTACAGAGCTCGTCAATTTGTGCTTCAGTCACATTGCCGCATACAACATCTCTGTCGCTGTAACTGATGTCTGAAACTAGGTACCCGACGTGGTACTTAGCCAGTGCTTTCGGATTGGTCTTGTACACCTTACGCACTTCAGGCGACATGAGTTTTACAACTGCTGCTTGAAGGTCTTCCTTGCGTTTTTTCTTGTCAATCTTTGGAACGTCGGCCATGATTGCCCTGACGATTGATTGTTTATCCCATTTGGTGATTCTCATGGTGTTCTCCTTGATTAGCGTGCGGTGGTTTTGATGCTGAACACAGCAGTGGTGCTTGTGTGAGCTGCGATCTTGTCGGCTGGGATGGCCATCTCTTCAGCCAATGATTTCCAGTCGGTAACTGAGCGGTTTGCCTCGACGTATGTTGACTTGAACAGTGCGCCTTCGAACACCTTGGTGTCGCCCTTGCTGGCGATGTCTTTCATGGCATCTTTGATCTTGTCGGCCTGCTTGGTCAGCGTTGCGATCTGGGCCAACAATGTGCCGAGTTCGTCAGCAGAAGATGGGGTGGTAGTGATTGTCGTCATGTCAGTTCCTTGTCTAAACCTGCGTCATTGCAGTGAGGTTAGTATAACAAGAAATTAGAGAAAGACAACAATCTTTGAAAATAATTTGCACCTGTTGCTTAGGAACAACAAGTGCAGTTTAACTGCACCCT